GAATGACCCATCAAAGGTATTATTGCGTGTGTCTAAGAATAAAGATCCTCCAGTTTGGAATAATGATGAACTTTGAAGAGTTCCATCAGTATCTTTAAGGATGATTCTTGGAGCACTATGTTCAAGTGTTAGATCACCCCCAGTAATATCAATACCATTTTGGAATGTAGATAATCCAACGGCATCAACTTGAGTTACATCTTCATAAGTTAATGTCTTACCGATACTTACGTTACCAGTAAAATTAGCACTTGCTGCAGTAATAATACCGGATGAATTAATATTTCCAGTAACGATATTATCTGTAGTTCTAAGTGCAACGTTACCTCTTCTGCCATAAAAAGCTGAGACTCCACCAGTAGATGCACCAGTAAATCCAATATGTCTTACCTGAATCTCAACATTATTTCCGGGGGCAGATGCAAATTCAATGTTTGCTCCCTCATTAATTACACTATATGCTCTATCTGTTGCATTGTCATCAGGATGCTGAACAACACCATCAAGTGTTACCAATACATCTTGATTGGTAAGTGCCTTTTTTGATAAAGTAAAAACAGCAGTGGAATCATCACCAGTAAAGTTATCTATATGATTATCCGTGACATCAAAGGCTATAATATTTGATGCAAGAATAGTTCCAAAGAAAGAATCACTAGAAACAGGAGCAGATGAAAAGTGTATAGTTGATACGTGATCAACACTAAAACCTTCTGTAGGACTAGTAGTGTTCTCTTCTGGTTTCTGTACAACACCGTTAACTGAAATAACTAATTGACTTGACTTAGTTACGTTCGCCCTTTCTCCACTATTATATGTTGCTTTAAATTTTGTGTTTACTCCATCAAATGCTACATTTATAGTATGTGATGATCCAGACCCCAATCCTGATAGATCTATTGCTACAGAATTATTTGCGTTACTTAAAGTAGTAGCAAGTTTAAATGAATTCTTATCCTCTTCAATAATAAAATATGCTGTACCACTTGTCAGTCCACCAATATTACTTCCGCCACCATTATTATAAGTTACTCTTTGCCCTTGTACAAATCTATGATTGGCAGCGGTGATTGTATCATTAGCAACTGAAACCACTGACGCACTTGATCCGTCAATGGTTAACGTATATGTAGAGACGTTATCGAGGGTTCTAAAAGAATTTCCTTCACCAATCCCTGGGCGCTGACCAATATATGGCATTTTTTCAGTACATTTTTAGATATTTATCTACGTTATATGTCGAGTTTAGTAGCAAGAAGTGATTCATATACATTACTCATGATCTGTGATCTAGAAGGCCCATTACCTTGACCACCAACTGAAGCACCTCCCATAGGTACAGGAACAATCTGAGGACTAGACTGTTGTTGCTGTTGTTGTGGTAAAGATGGTTGACTAATAACTATAACATTATCAGAGTTTGCTGCTTCAGCGGCAAGTGTAAATTGAGCAACTTTTGGTTTTGTTGCAGCAACTTCCATCTTTGGAAGTGGCAGGAATGATTTCGATATATCAGGTTTAGGATCACGAGACATCATCCTTGGTTTTGAAATTGAAGTAGGAGTTGCTTGTGGTGGATCCCCAGTACCTTCTTGTTCTGGAACAGGTCTGAAGTTAAAGTGTCCACCATGTCCACCAGCATAATCATTTAAGAACCATCCATACTTTGCACCATGTTGTTTCATCCACGCTTGTGATCTTCTATGAATATCTAAAGAATTGCCATACAGATGATTTGAGTTTGGAACTCCACCCACCTCTCTATTTTTTTCTGGACTTCTTTGACTACTCCAAACATCAGTACCACTTACAACTCCATTAGAGTCTTTTATCATTTTTGCAAATGCAATTGCTGCTTCTTTGCTAAGAACAACTGGTCTGCCATAATTATCTTTGGCGCCAGCTGGATTAAATCCACTACCGGTTTCTTTGTGAGATACCGACTTAATATTTGCACCAGTAGATGCCTCAATTTCTTCCCCTTCAGATTCACCAGAACTAGAGAATTCATTCTCTTTTTTTCTCGCTTTCGCTAATTCTACATTCCCTTTAGTTTTGAAGAATGCATTATACAACCATCCGCCCACGTAGTCACCACCCATACCTCCAAGGAAAGCACCGACAGGGGCTGCAGCCCAACTCATTATACCAACACCAGCAAAGGCACCAATAGCACCACCAAGAGCAGCACCAATTGAAGATCCAACTCCTCTTAACGCTGCTTCTGCTACTGGTTGTTTATAGATGTAATAGTTAATAAGAAAATCAATTAAACCACCAATGATAGGAATACCTTTAACTGCTCTTTTAAAGACTGGTACAACAAATTTCTTTCCAAGATTAAAAGCAAGTTTTTTTAATTGTTTTGGAGCTAATTTTGATAAGAAATTCTTGATTGATTTGAATTTTTGACCACCAGATCCAGTAGTAATTGATGGTCTATTTCTAAAAGGATTTCTAATATCTGGTCTTCCTGTGCGTCCACCTCCTGATGTAGTGACTCCTGGTTTATTTCTAAAAGGATTTCTAATATTTGGTCTTCTAATACCACGACCACCAGTTGTAGTTACCTTTGGTCTACCGCCCGTTCCAGGTCTTGGTCTTGGTCTAACTCCAGATGTAGAAGGTTTGTATGGTTTTACTGTTGGTGGTTTTTTGGGTGTCCCAATGTTCTTCAATGCTCCAAGAGCACCAGAAGTTATTCCTCCCTGGCCAGTGAGTATACTGGTTGCTGCTGCCGTGCCACCCACAAGAGCAGTAACTCCTAGAGCAGGTAGTAATGGAGCAAGTCCAGAAAGTAAACCAAGAAGTCCTCCTGAACCAGTTCCAGAATCAGAATCTAAATCTTTTTGTAATTTCTTTATTTCACTCTTTCTTGGTAGACCTATTTTACCTAAATCATTGGCACTAAAATCTAACCAACTGCTAAACTTTTGAAAGTCACTCTTATGACTAAAATCAATTGACGCTAACTGTCTAGTCTTAGCACCTGGAGTAACCTTTACAACCTTTGGTTTCTTCTTTGAAAATAGTGTCTTCATCAGGCGAATGCTCCGTAGACACTACCAACAAACCCTAAAGAATCTGGATTACTTGGAGAAAGAAAAGCAATACCAGAACCAGAACTACTACTTCCATTCATGTTGAAAGTTTGTTGCGGTCTTGGTTGTGGTTGTGCCACAGGAGATTGAGGTGCCGCCAAACTTATTAAGTTAGATTTTTTCTGGGGAACATTACTTTGTTGTTGATTTACTACAGGTTTAACCTTGGGTGCCTTTAGAGATTCAATTTGTTTGAGGAAACTATTTACATCAATCAATGATTGATTAACACCATCTCCAGCATAGTAACTCTGACCTTTTTTAACTCTTCTAAATGCACCTCGGGTATCAAATGGAACTGGAAGTGCTGCCCACTCTTGAGAAAGTCGAAGGGCAAACTGCTCTTTGGTTATCTCTCCCGCAAGGTACTTGTCAAGTCCTCTACGCTTTAGAAGCAACTTATAGATTTCATCTTGCCCAGCCTGATCAAATTTAAATGTCGATGGATCTTTACCTGCTCCACGTAAAACATCCTGAGCAGAATTCATTTGGATCTGATATCGACCCATCGCAGTCTGCCCTCCTCTTTGTGCAGCAAGTTCGGTAATTGTTTTATTTAAAATAGATGAATCAACGGAACCGCCTACAATCTTAGTATAATCATCACCGGACTCTTTAGACGCAATGAGATTTGCCAACCCAGAAGATGGTGATGCTCCACCCATCAGTGATGATTGTGGTTTTACTTTTGGTTGAGATTTTAATGGTGGATTGGATGGTAAAAAGTTTCCACTTATTCCGCTTCCTGGAGTTACGGGTCTTCCTACTCCAGGAGTTGGTGTTACAGGTGCTGTTGCTGCTTGCTCTAATGCTTTATCAAGAGATGATTCTGGCAAATCATCTTCAACTTCTTCCTGTGTTTGTAGGAAACCTGGAAGTTGAATATCAGGTAAGTCTAGCCCAATTTTATTGGCAACTCCATCTATGAAATTATAGATATTTTCAAACGTGCCAGCAGCACTTCTTATCCAATCTAATATTTGTTGTCCAGTAGTTTCAATCCATTCAAACGCCGCTTTGATTTGTTTTCCAAATAGTTTACCAATTAGTAAACCTAATCCAAGAATTAAACCACCAATAGTAAACTTTCCTGCTGTACCACCACCAAGTCCTTTTAATTGTTCAAAAATATTTTTTGTTGATGCTCTTAATGCCTTAGAAACTGTAAAGGTTTGAAGTAATGCATCCTTCAAACGAGTTATACTCTTCGAAAGTTTCTTTGTTACTTTTTTATTTCCAAAGAAATTTATAAAATCAAGACCACTTGCTCTACCAAATCTACTATTTGATCCTGAAACATTCTCAATTACAGGATCAATATTTTTTGTTTGTGATCTAACTCCCTGATTTCTTCTTCCCGCTCTAAAAAATGAAGTAGATCCCCCTCCACCACCTAAGAAATTTTGTGCTGCTTCCTTGGATGCTTTATTCTTATTAAATGGATTGAAGGGAAAAATAGATTTTAACATTTAATTGTTTGCTTGTTGAGCCTTCAGATTCTCTTCTTCAACATATTGATTCAAGAGTCCAAGATAAATTTCTCTTTCCCAAGGCATCATATTTTCAATCTCAGTTAAGCTGTATTTATGGTGCTGCATGAGAGAAAAGTTTATCTTATAATATGACTCAAGATCAATATGAGCCATAATTAAGCGAAAAAACTTTGTAGTCCTTCCAGAGTAACTTCACTTTCAACTTTAGTCTTCGGATTTGTAATCGTAATCGTGTGAGAAAGTTTTGGCATTGTTGCAAAGAATTCTTCAATCTTTTTAAATTGAGCAGAATTCAATCCATCCAACCAAGACAATAACTCTTTCTTTGTACAATCAGATGCAGACCATGCTTCATCCTGATCAAAAATAACATCAATACATGAAGCAATAATTTCAAATGACTTTTCAAAACTTTCATCATTGTTAGTATTAAACTCAAAATTATTTTTGATAAACTCTTTGAGTGATGGATACTTCATTCTCAAAGTCAACTTACCATCTAAATCAATATCTCGATTATGATTCTCATCTTTAGATACTTCAATCTCATCAATATAGATCTTTACTGGAACAGTAGTTTCTTCATCATCAGGACAAGTCACGATTAGATCAATTGATTCACCAACTGACTTACCTCTTACATTCAAAAAGATATATTCAATATCAAAAGTTGGAAGTTCTTCAACCTTCACACCCCGAGTGATAATACAATCTTTTAAAGTTGATTTGATTGCATTGGTAATTTGTGTTGAGTTTTCACTTTCCAAAGCAAGTACAAGAACCTTTTCTTCTCTTACAAGAAATGGTCTGTATTTAATTGTTTTTCCAGTAGATGGCAATACCAACTCATATGTTGGGGTAGAAATTTTTGGTAAAGGCATAATATTCTTTTCAGTATTTTATATATGGTGCTTTTTAATATACGTTTTGCTTTGAAACTGTATATCTAGAATAACTAAAATTAATTGAAATCCTAGTTATATCAGTATTATCATATGATAAAGGAAGAGCAGTAATATTCATTGGGAATGCATCAATGAAGTCATACTTAAGTAATGGTTGTCTAAGTAATTTAGAATTAACATCATTTGGTTTTTCAATAAACCCTCTTTCAAATTTCAAGATAGTAACTTTCGTTTTATAATCATTTGGATATCTGAAACGATAGAAATTACTGCCATCTTCATAACCAACCTGACCATCTTCATCACCTTCATAAACACTTGTTCCAGTGTGCAAAGGATCAATCCAATTCATCCATTCTTCAAATAGACGAATAGTATTATACTCCCTATCAACATAGAAAGTTAAATCAAAGTCAGCGTATAGTCTACGGATTGGAAATCTCTCAATGATTCCTTGACGAGTTCCTTGCTCCTCTGTCATATCAAAAGATGATCCAGGAAGAGTTGCTTCAGAACATAAGAAATCATATGTTTCTGCTGTTGATCTTGTATTTTCAAATAGTCCACAATTTCTAAGATAATCATTTAATCTAGTTCTAGGAGCAAACGAAGTACTCGAACCAAGATTCAATGAAACCATGAACTGAGAAGTTTGAGAGAGTCCCCCAAATATCTCCTGAACATCATTTATTTTTCTATATAAAGATTCAGGCGAATATGTTGCCATCTAAATACTTTGAAACTACTTATATACTATGTATGCCTTATAGTGGAAGGTATCTCCCATCGTACCCTAAGAAGTACAATGGTGATTCGAAAAATATAATCTATCGTTCCTTATGGGAACGCAAATTTATGAATTACTGTGATCTGAATGAGGCAGTAAAAGAGTGGCAGTCAGAAGAATTTTGGATACCATATATCTCACCTGTAGATAAAAGAGTTCATCGATACTTCCCTGACTTCTTTATTAAGTATACAGATAAGACAGGTGAATTGAGAACTATGGTAGTTGAGATTAAACCAAAGAAACAAGTTGAAAGACCGAATCAGAATCCCAAGAGAAAAACTCAGGCTTGGGCAAACTCTGTAAAAACTTGGATGGTCAATCAAGCAAAGTGGAAAGCAGCAAGAGAGTTCTGTGCTGACCGTAATTATGAATTCAAAATTATGACTGAAGACGATCTAGGAATCAAATGAATTACCTTAGTAGATTTTTTGGTTATAAGAAAAAAGAACTTGAGGATCACACAATCCCAGAACTAAGAGCAATGGCAAAGAACATTGCCAATGTTTATATCAGTGATTCAAATGCTAGAAAACTGAAGAAATCTGGAATTATAAATTTACTTGCAAAGAATAAAAGATATCAAAAGAGTAACCACGCTAGATCTACAAAAAGAAAATTTGATGTAGGTGTAGTTCCAGAAGATATCAAAGTCAAAGATTATAGAAAAACTGATGAGTTTGAACTTGATTTAGATTTAGAAACAATTGGAGAAAGAATAAAATCTGAAGCATCTAGATCCACAAATACTGATAACGATTGGTATGCAAATGAATTATATTCTGAACTTGTAGAACGTGGAAAAGAAGGATTCCCTGATCTGGGTGAGATGTGTTTCTTTTCTTATGATGCAGCATATCCAGAGGACTATCCATACTATGACACCAGACCCCTTGTTTATGTCATGAGTTTTGAAGATGATAAAATGTTTGGAGCAAATTTACATTATTTAAATCCTGCAATTCGTGGAGCAGTAGCAGGATCTTTAGCATCTAAAGTTGGAGTTAACTTTAGAGGGCCATTACAAAAATGTATTCACAGTTATTTTTACTCTAATATAGATGGAATGTATACTCTTCCACTTGACCCAAGAGAGTATGCTGATGTAGCAGAATTAGTAACTGAGAATTTCGTTGATAAATATGGACAGAAGGTAGAATTACAATCAGTCTGGGATAGCGTTTAATGTCTACAAACTCAGTATCAACGGATGCGTTTAAACAAGACCCCAATACCATGGTAGCCAAGACTGGGGCAACGATTGAATATGAAGGAACTACATATCCAGTTCAAACAAGATATAACAAACAGACTGGTGAAACTGTTTCAATGTTTGTTTATCAAGAAGAAAGAACAAAAACAACTACTTCTAAAGGAGTAACAACAACAAAACCAGATGGAACATATAATGTTCCTGTAGTATTATTCTCAACAGATAATAACGGAGTTACTACGTATGGTGGAAGTGGATATGAAGATCAAGAAGGT